TCTTTTCTTCTGCCCATCGCTTAATACATGTTCCTGTTACCCAGTCTGTGTAATTTCCCATTACTCCGTGAAGCAGATACAAAGTCTTAAACGGTTTGTTCTCTTCTTCTGTTTCTTCTCCAAAAAAACACTTTATCAGCCGGCAGGATTACATTCATCGTTACCGGACGCATCATAAACGGCTTTCCACAGGTTTTCAACAGAGTTTTCAACAACGATGCGAAACGAGGTGTTTTTGATGGCAAGAGACAAGGCCGATGATCTGAGGGTGCTTCGCCTTCTCGAACCGCAAGGTTGCCCCGATGCTATCGAGTGCGGCGCTCGCGTTGTCATGGGCGGTGAAGCCGATGATTGAGACGAAGCACGCGAAGAGCCTTGGCGAGCTTTCGCGCGGTGATGCCGTGGAGCATCCCGACCACTACGCGGGCGACGGCCAGATTGAGTGCATGGACGCTATGCGCTCGATGATGAGCGGCGACCAGTACGCCTTGCCCGCCCAATCGGCCTACTGGTGGGGCTGCGCCTTCAAATACCTTTGGCGCTGGCGGCGCAAGAACGGCGTTCAGGACTTGCAGAAGTGCAAGCAGTGCATTGACTACCTGATTTCCGAGACGGAAGGCAAGAAGTGAAGCGCTACCAGATCGTACTTTGCGCCATTGCAACCGCCGCGACCGTAGCCGCGTTCTGGTGCGTCTGCTACTGGGCTTATCAAGCGCTTTTGGCAATAGCGCTGTTTCTAGTGTTTCTCGCGCTTATTGCGCTCACGTTTTAGGAGGTTTCACATGCTGAAAGAAGATAGGGAGATCGAGCAGGGCGCTTACGGATGCGCTGCAATTGTCCTTTTTGCCATTCTGGCGCTCGTTGTGAGCATCGCGGTTGGCGTGTTCTTCGGCGCTGGTTTCGGTCTTATCGCCCTTGCGGTGTTCGTCGTGTTCGCGCTCACCTGCGTTATGCGCGCGTTCATGAAGGTTGGCAAGTAGCATGGGCGGCAAGTACGAGGTTCGCGGCGCGATGAGCGGGCTTTGCCCGTTCTGGGACGGCCAATTTACCAACTCGCTTGCTCATGCCCTGCTGCTGCTCATCCGATTTTCTCTGAAGTACCGAATCGTTGAGTTCAACATCAGGAAAGAGCCGTTGGATTGCGCGGACTGCCACGACGATAACTGCCCTTCGCGGATTCGTGAAAACTGCGAGTGGTCATGATGGGCGTTAAGGTCAAGCGCGGCGCAGATGGCGTTTTCGAGTGCCGTTTGTACCTTGGTCGCAGCATCGACGGCAAGGCGATTCGCCCTTATAAGCGGTTTCCCAACGCGGCTACCGAAGAGGAAGCGCAAGCCCTCGCTGAGACGTGGGCGGCTTACGTGACGGCTGACGGAACGGTTAGAAGCGCCCGCTTGACCGATTTGCTCGAAGACTACGTGCAACTGCGCGAGCGCAACGGCGCAAGCCCGAACAGCATTAAGAGCTACCGGCTGTTTATCCGCTACGTTGCGCGTTACCTGAAGACCGCAAACGCACGTGATCTTGGCGTTATGGACTTCAACCGCTTTGAGCAACGCTTGCTCATGGCCAAGGACGAAGGCGGGCAAGGTCTTTGCCGCAATAGTGTTATCAACGTCCACAACTTCTTGCGCGGCGCATATAACCACTTCGTAGACGCTGGCATTTGCGAAGCTAACCCGCTGGTGTACGTCGCCAAACCATCGCCGGAGCGGCACGAAGCTTCGGCGCTCACCGAATGGGACTTCGAGGGCTTCAACGAGAAGCTAGAGGGCGCGCTTAGCAAGGATATCAAGACGAAGGCCGATTACCGCGCCGCCGTCTACGCCTTCGCTTCGTGGCTGTCGCTCGTTACCGGCATGCGCGTTGGCGAGGTCTGCGCGGTGCAGCGCATCGACGTTAAGTGCGCCCTGTCTTACGTCCACGTCGGCGGCAACGTCATTGAGGGCAAGGGCAAGAAGCCCTATCGGCGAAACGTCACCAAAGGCCGCAAGTGCCGCAACATCGCGCTTACACAAGACGATATCGCGGTTATTGATGCCTTCACGAAGCTTCAGAGCGCCGTTCTGGGGCGTTTGGGCGCAGATTGCCCACTGGTTACGCTAGACGGCTCTTATATGCGCCCAACGACGATTTCACGGGCTTTCAGCCGCATACGCGACGCATGCGGACTGCCGCGAGAGATCACGTTTCACAGCTTGCGTCACACGCACGCTTCGTGGCTCATCGCCAACGGCTGCGACCTGAAGACGCTATCTGAGCGCATGGGGCACGCGGACGAAGCAACGACGCTTCGAATCTACGGCCACCTGATGCCCGGACGCGACGCGGCGGCGGCTCAGCTCTTCAGCGAAGCGAAGCGCAGAGCTTCGAATGGATAAGAGGAAGGGGTTACACATGAACGCTTCTGAAAGTGTTGTAAACGTATCGGTTAATGCGAATGTCATTGATTCTTCGGCTCAAACGCTTGTATTCCGTGAAGCATGCGGCACCGCGACTATGGATGGCGTAGAAGGTCGATTTGAGGTTTCCCATCACGCAGCAACTGGCGCACCGATTGTTGGGCTTCCAAATGGCAGCTTTGTTGTCTTCCCTTGGTCAACTCTTATTTGCGCCGCAACCGAAGCATCCAAGCGTCATGAGGTGTGCCAAAGGTGAACCAAAACGCCGTTTTCGGGCATCGCGGCGACCGAGGACGAAACGCGAGATAAACCGCCGCTTTCGGTACGGGTTAAAACCGCCCGTGCCAGATAAGAAGTAATTATCAGGCAATCGTGAGAAGGGAGGGTGCCAGTGGAGCCGCAAACGTTCGATTTCAAGCCTGACGCGCCGAAGCTAAGCAAGGAAATGCAAGCGACGTTGGCTAAGACCGAAGCCGCCCTGAAGCGGATGTGGGAGCGCGAGAAGCAGGAAGCGCAGACGGTCTACGAGATCACGATTCCCGCCCAAACGCTGACCATCGTTGGCAAGGAGCACGCGGAGCACGTCTTGAAGTCACTGAAGGCGATTCGGGTTTCCGGCACCTACCGCGTCACGAAGAAATGAGGTGCGATGAAGACCATTGAGCTTAACGACGATGACTGGGCACGGCTCAAACGCAAGCGCATGACGCAGAGCGTTGACGATGCCATGAAGGACTACACGCCGCCCGTCAAGCTTACGCACGGCAACGAATACATCACCTACGAAACAGGGGGTGAAGAAGACAATGAGCGGCCTAACGAATGAGCAATGGAAACGTATCTTCAACGGTGTTGCTGACAGGGCACCAGAAATCTTCAAAGACTGCGATTTGCAGTTCTCAATTTCCGTCCGCAACGAGGACGGAACCGAAGAAACGATTTACGAACACGAAGGGAAGAAAGATGATTCCGAATCTGACAACTGAGCAGCGCCGCGAAAACCTCGAAAAGGCAAAGGCTACGCGCCAGCGCCGCGCCGCGATCTTGAAGGGCGTTGCCGATGGCTCTTACAGCGTGCCCGACGTGCTCAACATGGCTTGCGCCGATGATACCGTGGCGCGAATGAAGGTCTTTACGCTCATTAAGGCCGCACCGGGCTACGGATTCGCCCGCACGCAGCAGACCATGCGCAAGCTTCATATTTCCGAATCGCGCCGCCTTCGCGGTCTTGGAGCGAACCAGCGCGCGGCGCTTGTCGAGCTGTTCGGGGGTGCGCAGTGAGCCTAAACAAGATCACGCTTTCGGGCAATCTCGGCGCAGATGCCGAGCTGCGCTATACGAAGAGCGGAAACCCTGTCGTTTCGTTCTCGCTGGCTGTCAACGAGCGAACGCCGAACGGCGACGGCACATGGGGCGAATACACGAACTGGCCTGATTGCGTCATGTTCGGTAAGCGCGCCGAAGCGCTCGCGCCGTGGCTTCGTAAGGGCACCAAGATTTCGCTTATCGGGCGCATCCACACGCGAAGCTACCAGAAGGACGGCCAGAGCATCAAGCGCTGGGAAGTGCGCGTTGATGACGTGGAGCTGATGCAGTACAAGCGCGATGCTCAATCGCCAGCACCAGCGAACGCAGCCGCACCCGGTCTTGCGATGGCAACCGGCGACCCATCGCCCGTTGCGCCAGTTCAACCGTCAGCGACCGACCTTTACGACGATGACATACCGTTTTAGGAGGTTCACTAATGTTTGATTTCTTCAAGAGGAAGGCGAAACCGAGCGCGACGGCTACCGATGAGAGCAAGCCACTTTGGGTTGAGCTGTTCGACACTCAGCCCGTCGATTCCGAAGGTTCGCTTATCGCCCTCGATGACCTCGTTTCCTATCGCGGCACGCTGCTTCAGGTCGTGGCGATGAGCCATAAGCAGAAGGTCGTACTTCGCACGCCTGGTAAAGAAAAAGGGCGGTTTCTGGGTTGCTTCCCATAACTGCACGCTCGTTAAGCGCCACGCGCGGTAAGGAGAACTAACATGCTCGGTCGCAAGATGCGCGCAAAGAAGGTCGCCGAGGGTATCGACATGCCGACGTATGCACATGAGGGCGACGCGGGGCTTGACCTCAGAATCACCGAGACTGTCACGCTCGAACCAATGCAGAAGTGCGTTGTCGGCTGCGGGCTTGCCGTCGAGATTCCGAGCGGATGCGTGGGGCTTGTGTTCCCGCGCAGCGGCCTTGCCGCAAAGCAGGGCATCACGCTTTCGAACAGTGTTGGCGTTATCGACAGCGGCTATCGCGGCGAGGTCTGCGCGGCTCTCATCAACCAGAGCTACGAGACGGTTACGCTCGAAGCGGGCACGCGCGTATGCCAACTTGTCGTGATGCCTTATGTTCCTTGTGAGCTTGTGCCGGTCGATGAGCTGAGCGACACCGAGCGCGGCGCAGGCGGCTTCGGCAGCACGGGCGTTGAGTAGGTGGTTGGCATGCTGGCAATCATCGGCGGAAGGCAAACGGGCAAGACCACGTGCCTTATCGCAATGTCAAACGAGACTGGCTATCCAATCCTGACCGCAACGCGCGGAATGGCCGAAAACATCGAGCTTATGGCACGTAAGATGAACGTTCAGATTCCGCCCGTCCTGTCGTTATCGGGGATGCCGCTAAAAGGTTCGCTCATGCGTTGCGAACGCGTGCTTGTCGATGAACTGGGGCTTGTGGCTGAGTACATTATCGGCGCTGAGGTTGTGGCTGCTTCTATTGACGGCGTGGCGCTGGTAAAGGCTCAGCCGCCGAGCACAGACCTTGCGAAGCTTGGGCTATGGGAAGCCTTCAAGCTTTGGCGCGAAGAGCGCAAGCGCGCACGATCTGGCGGTGACGGCATGTGAGAGCAAAGGAGTATTTCGAGGGCATCCGCGCCGAGGTGGTGAAGACCGACAAGGCGCGGGAAATGCTCGAACGCATGAAGGCGCGCGAGGGCGCGAAGGCTCAGAGCTACCAGACGGGCGGCAGTGGCGGAGACGTTAGCGACCCGATGGAATCCGTATCGCAGCGCATCGACTTCGAGGGCAAGCTTAGGCAGCGCATCGCCGATGCTGAGGGCACGCTAGACGAAGCGTGCGAAGTGCTCTACGGCTCGGACGGGCGCGGCGGCTTGGCTAGGATGAAGGGCGCGCACTACGCCGACGCAATCTGCATGTATTACTGCCAAGCCGAGACATGGGGCGAGATTGCGGAAATCATGCAGTGTTCGCAGAAGTGGTGCCGCAAGCTCTGCGAAGTTGGGTTTGAGTTTATCGACCGCGTAGGTTGGGCGCACATCAAGAACGCCTGAAAATTGGGTGTTCCCTTCAGTTCCCTACTTATGCTAAAGTTCGGTACGGTGGATTAGGTAGTAAGGCCACGGGCAATTGCGCTCGTGGCCTTTTTTGTTTGGAGCGTTGGCAGAGTGGCTTATTGCGCACGGTTGCTAACCGTGTGGCGCACTGTCGCCCGTAGGTTCGAATCCTACACGCTCCGCCATATCTCAGGGGGTGCGCATGGCTAAGGACTTCTCGCGCGCCTTCTACGCATCCGCCGACTGGGAACGCGCCAGAGACGCGGCATTGACGCGTGATGCTCACCTATGCCAGCACTGCTTGCAGCAGGGAGAGATCACGCCCGCAGTCATGGTGCATCACATTATCGAGCTTACGCCAGCGAACATCAGCGACCCAAGCATTGCGACCGACCCAAGCAACCTTGTTAGCCTATGCGACCGATGCCATAAGAAGGTGCATGGTTGGATAAGGCAAGGTTCGACAAGGCAAGGGCTGGCCTTCGACAGCGACGGCAATTTGATATCGCTTGGCGAGTGACACACAAACGCGACACAACACAGGTCGACCGCGAGAAAGCGGACGCAAAACCGCAGGTAAACCCGCGAGACAATCCCCCCGGTCTGAAAAACGCAGGTGGTGCCTAGGGCACCAACGCCGGGAGGTAATTTCTTGCGCGTGACGGATTTTCGAAAGGGGGTGGTCTTGCGATGACGGCAAAAGTAGGCAATACTTCGAAAGTTTCGCCCGCAGTCGCGGGGAATAGCCCGCCGAAGCGGCGAGTTGCCAAGGAGAAGCGCGTAGAGAGCGAGCTTCGGAAGCTGCGCGAGATCACCAAGGGCGCTATCCCCGACGAAAAGCGAAAAGCCGTCATGCCGCTTTTGGCCAACCTCGCGTTTCTGAAAGTCAAGCTTGACGATGCCCGCGCCGATCTGCTCTACGAAGACATCTTCACCGAGTACGACAACGGCGGCGGGCAAACCGGGCTGCGAGAGCATCCCGGATTCAGTGCATACAACAAGCTGTTCACCACGTTCTCACGCGGCGTTAAGCAGCTAACCGACATGATGCCGAACGGAACCGCCGCAGCCGACGCGCTCATTGACTTCATCAATGAAACGCGGTTCGGTTAGAGCGACCGGCAAGTATGGTTCGTGCGAGCGCGCCATACGTGACTACTTCGGCGGCATCCTGCGCGGCGATATAACCGCATGCGGCAAGATGAAGCAGGTTGCCGCTATCGTGCTTCAGGGCATGGACAACACCGACCCGCTCTATCCGTACCACTACCGCGAGGAATACGCGCAGAAGCATGTTCGCTTCATCGAAAGCTTCTGCCGCCTACCGTCCGGGCGCTTGGGGCACGATTTCAAGCTAGAGCTTTTCCAACGCGCCATTCTGTCCGTCGTTTTCGGATTCGTTGACGCTGAGGGCGTGCGGCAGTACCGCGAAGTGCTCTTGATTATGGGACGCAAGAACGGAAAGACCGCGCTTGCGTCTGCGATAGAGCTTGACTTGCTCGTTAACGACGATGAAGGCGCGCCGGAGGTCTATAACGTAGCAACCGCGCGCGATCAGGCGGCTAAAGGCTTCAACAACGCATGGCGCATGGTGCAGACCAGCCCTGCGCTCGCTAAGCACATCCGCAAGAGGGTTGCAGACTTGTACTGCGATCTGAACATGGGCAGCATTCGCGCTCTGAGCGCAAACACGAACCATCTTGACGGCTTGGACATTTCCGGCGCAATCGTGGACGAGCTGGCCGCGATGAAGAACCGCGACCTTTACGACCTGACGATGCAGGGAACGTCTGCGCGCCGCCAGCCGCTCGTGTTGGAGATCACGACTAACGGTTTCGTGCGAAACAGCATCTTCGATGCGCAATACGAGTACGCGACCAAATGGCTTTACGGCAAGGCGACCGGCGAGAAGGCAGAGCGTTTCATCGCGTTCATTTTCGAGCTTGACGGGCGCGAGGAATGGGAAGACGAAAGCGCTTGGATTAAGGCGAACCCCGGCCTTGGCACGATCAAATCGCTTTCGGCTCTTCGACAGAACGTTTCCAAGGCTAAGGATGATGCGACATACCTTCCCACGCTGCTTGTTAAGGATTTCAACCTCATTGAAAACCAGTCTCAGGCTTGGTTGACGTGGTCTGAGATACACAACGAAGCGACATTCGACCCCGGCGACGGAACCTTTACGTATGCCGTTCTTGGCGTTGACGCGGCGGACACGACCGACCTTACCGCTGCTTGCCTTCTGATGCAGCGACCGAACGACCCGAACATCTACGCGCTTCATATGGCGTGGATTCCGCTTCGCGCTTTGGAGCAAGCAGAGCGCGAGGGGCGGCGCGGCGGTCGCGACGGTGTGCCTTACGATGCGTGGATTGCGCGCGGGCTTATGCGAACGTGCGAAACGCCCATCATGGACAAGCGCGACGTTCTGGATTGGGTGGCGGAAGTTCAAGACAAGTACGGAATCTATGCCGTAGCGTGCGGATACGACCCGTGGCACATGCGCGATGTGCCGACCGTGGAAGCATACGAAGACTATTTCGGCGCTGACAACCTGCAAAAGGTCATTCAGGGCGCGCAAACGCTGTCAATGCCGATGAAGGAGCTTCGAGCGCTCTACAAGGAGGGGCGCATCGTGGACAACGCCAATCCGATTGCCGAATGGTGCCGTTCGAACGTCGCCATTCGAACCGACGTTAACGGGAACATTCAGCCGGACAAGAAGAACCAAGACCCGCGCAACCGCATAGACGCGTGGGCGGCTGAGTGCGACGCGTTCATTGCGATGAAGAACATTGCGGACGATTACCGCGCGATGATAGGAGGTTAGAGTTGAGCAGATCACAACCGTTTCTGCGCTCGCTCTTCGATGCGGTGTTCCACCGTCCGCAGATGCAAGCTGTCAACGGCTATTTCTCCACGTTCACGGCCTATGCGCCGTCGTTCACGACGTGGCAGGGCGGACTTTACGAAGCAGAGCTTACGCGAAGCATCATCGAGAGCGGCGCAGACCACGCAAGCAAGCTGAAACCGGAGGTTTCCGGCTCTGCTCAGCCTGTCGCCGCGCGCGCTCTCAGGCAGCAGCCTAACCCGTGGATGACTACGCCGCAGTTCATCAAGCGCATTTGGACGATTCTTCAGGTCAACGACACGGCGCTTATCGTGCCTATCGACGCTGGCGACGGCATTACGATAACCGGGTACTATCCCGTGCTGCCGAGCCAGTGCGAAGCATACGACGTTGACGGCGAGCTTTGGCTAAAGCTCACGTTCCCGACAGGCGACAGCGTGCTTGTCGAGTGGTCGCGCGTTGGCGTGATGACGCGCCACCAGTACCAAAGCGATTTGTTCGGCGACGGCACGAACGTTCTTCAGCCGACGCTAGAGCTTATGCACGCTCAGAACGAAGCTGAGCAGTCGGCTATCAATCAGGGCGCGGCAATCCGCTTCATCGGCAAGCTGAGCCAGAACCGAAACGAAGGCGACCAAGAGCGGGCGCGAAAGGCGTTCAACGCTCAGCTTTCCGCCGACAACGCGGGCGGAATCGCGGTCTATGACAAGCTGTTTTCTGACGTTGAGCAGATCACGCCGACAAGCTACACGGTCGATGCGGCGCAGATGGAGCGAATCGAGAAGAGCGCTTACCGCTTCTTCGGCTCCAATGAGGATATCGTCACGAACTGCGCGGACGAAGACACCTTCAACAGCTACTACGAAGGACGCATCGAGCCGTTCGCTGTTCAGCTCGGCTTCGTTATCACCTCCATGACGTACACGGCAAACGAGATCGCGCACGGAAACTCAATCATGTTCAGCGCGAACCGCCTAGAGTTCGCCAGCAACACGACGAAGCTTAACGTTTCCGTCGCGCTTTTCGACCGTGGTATCTGGAACGGCAATCAGGTAGCCGATGTTTTCCAATCCCCACACTACGAGGGCGGAGAGCGCCACGTGATACGCGGCGAGTACATCGACCTAGAACTTATCAGCGAGCATACGGCGGAACAGGCGGCGCAAGCCGCAGAGACGAACGCGAACATAGCCGCAATCGACGCGAGCAGCGGCTACGGCGACAAGAAGGAGGTAGACGATGCCAGCGAAACCGAGTGAGCGGCAATACCGTTCCCTTGCCGTGCCGCTCAACGTGCGGGCGGCTGACGGCGCAACCAAGAAGCGTTTCGACACGGAATACTACGTTGAGGGCTACGCTTCTACTTTCAACGACCCATACGTTCTGTTCGAGGATTTCGACGGCACAAAATACATCGAGGTTATCAGCCCCGATGCCTTCCGCGAAGCGGACATGAGCGACGTTATCCTTCAGTTCGACCATGCGGGCAGAGTGTACGCCCGCATGAGCAACGGGACGCTCATTGTGGAGCCGGACGAGCACGGGCTTTTCATCGCCGCCGACCTGTCGCGCTCTCAGGGCGCGCGCGATCTCTTCGAAGAGATAAAGGCCGGTCTTATCACGCGCATGTCATGGGCTTTCACGGTAGCGGCAGACGAATACGACCGCGAGACGCATACCACGACCATTACGCGCGTCAAAAAGGTTTTCGACGTGTCCGCCGTCAGCCTTCCGGCTGACCCGAACACCGAGATATCAGCAAGAAACCTGCTCAACGGAGCGATTGAGCAGTCGCGCAAGGAGCTTGCGCGCCGTAAGAGTGCCCTTGCCGTTGCGAGGGCGACACTGGCAATCGCCAAGAGCAGAAAGGTTTAGAACAATGGACGAGATGACTATGGATGACCTGCTTAACGAGCTTCAGGGTCTTGTCGATAAGTACAAGGCCGATGACGGCACCGACACCGAGCCGACCGAGCAGGACGCAGAGCGCATGAGCGCGCTTACCGCCGAGATCGAGAAGCGCAACGCCGCCGCCGCTCAGCGCCGCGACAGCCACACCGCGACCGTTGCAGCTGCGCGCGCCGCTATCGAGAACGGCACCGCCCGCCGTGTCGATTCCGTGCCGCTGGGGACTTCCGCGAGCGCTCGCGGTGCCCTTCCGACAGGTGCGCGACACCACCGACTACAACGCCGCCGCCCGCCGCGCGTGGGTGAAGGACATTGCCAGCCGTTCCGGCGTGCAGCTCATCGGTGGCACCGAGCTTACGCAGGTTGAGCGCGACGCGTACAACCACCTTATCGAGCAGCGCACGGCGTTTACGCATCTGACCAGCAACACCGATGCGGTTATCCCCGTCGAGCTTCAGACGCAGATTTTCACGCTGATTGACAACACGGCTGTTCTCTACGGCGACATCCACAAGGACAACTTCCCGCATCAGTTCGAGCTTATCCGCCATAAGAGCATCAAGGCTGGCGACGCGGCGAAGACCGATGAGGGCGCAGCGCCCACCGATGAGGAGCAGAACGAGTTCGACACCATCACCCTTACGGGCGAGGAGATCAAGAAGACCGTCAAGATGAGCCGCAAGATGGCGGTTCAGTCTATCAACGGCTTTGAGCAGTACATCGTCAACGAGACTGGCGCGCGCCTTGCCGTCGCCGCCAACGCGCGTGTCCACGCCAAGACTGTTGACGGCACGCTCGGCATGGATTCCGGCAACAAGATTAACTGCGCCACCGCTGGCACGCTTGCCAAGGCGGATATCACCAAGCTTCTCGGCATGCTCTACACCTACGGCAACCCCGCTCCGAAGGGCTGCATTATCTACGCCAACGGCAACACTATTTGGAACCACATTGCTATGGTCGAGGATGCCAACGGGCGCTCTTACTTCGTGGACGAGAAGACCGAAGACCCCGCCGTTGAGGGTCATATCTTCGGCAAGCTCGTTAAGCGCGACGATTCGATGGCGGACGGTATCATCAAGGCGGGCTATCCCGACCTGTTCCGTGGAAACATCTTCGACGGCGTGGACATTACGCCCTACGTCGAGCCGGGTACGCAGAAGCGCTGCTTTGACGGATACCTGCTCTTCGACGGCGGGCTTGTCGTGCCTAAGTCTTTCGGCCAGCTCACCATCGGCACCGCCGCAAAGTAACGAGGTGGTGACAGATGGCAGAGAAGCCGAAGCTGCTTGACGCGTGCCGCGAAGCGCTGAGGATTCCCGCCGACTGCACCGACTTTGACGCTGAGATCGAAGACCTCATCGAAGCCGCCCGCGCCGCGATGCGCGCGGGCGGCGTTGCCGATACCGTAGCCGCCGACGATTCGAACAGCACGGTTCGGCTCGCGGTGAAGGTCTACTGCAAGGCGAACTTCGGCATGGACAACCCCGATGCCGACCGCCTTACTCAGAGCTTCGACGATTTGCTAACCATGATGCGCGGCAGCTCGGAGTTCGGGGGCGTGAAATGAGCATGTGGGCTGGCACGTGCCAGCTCATCGCTAAGACCGTCAAGAAGGACGAATACGGCGTGCAGCAGACGGAGGAAACAAAGCGCAAGGTGTTCTGCAACGTCTTCTCTATGGGCGACGCGGCCTATTACGCCGCCGCTGCCGCTGGCGTACACCCCGAAGCCGTATTGCAGATTCGCAAGAGCGCATACGAAGGTGAGCGGCTAGTCGAGTTCGACGGAGCGCGGCTCACGGTCGCGCGCGTTGACAGGTCAAGCCCCGACTTCGTGCGCCTGACGCTCGCTGAGGTGGTGGGCGACCGTGGCTGAGCAGAGCATCGAGCGGTTCATAAGCAGCTGCATGAAAGAGTGCGTGGAAGACAACGTTTCCGCGCTCGCTGAGAACGCGGGCGAAGCCGGAAGGCGCGCCGTGAAGCTGTTGAAGCAAGAAAGCAAGGTGCGCACCGGTGCTTACAAGAAGGGCTGGAAGGCCGACGTTAAGACCGATGAGACGGGCACCGAATGCACCGTGCACAACCGGCGATACCAGCTAACGCACCTGTTGGAGAACGGCCACCAGATAACGAACCAGACTGGCGAGGATTACGGCACCGTTCCCGGCGACGGCGTTATCAGGAAGGTTGCAGACCAAGTGGCGCGAGAGTTCGCGGAGATGGGGGGCGACGGACGATGATTGAGCTAAAGGCGCTCTGCGGCGTTCTCGATTCGCTCGGCATCCCGTGGGCTAACCAGCGCTTCGCTGACGGTGAGGAACCGGCACCGCCCTTCATCTGCCTTGTCGCGGGCTACAACGAAGCGGCCTACGCGGACAACGGCACCTACCTTTCGTGGATGCCCTACGATATCGCGCTCTACACGCGGCACCGCGACTACGCGACCGAGAAACGCATACGCGATGCGCTCGAAGCCGCAGAGTGCCCGTTCACGTTGAGCATCACGAACATTGATTCAGAAGAGCTTACCGAAGCGGCGTTCACCGTGAACGTCGCCGAGAGTTAGGAGAAAACAAATGGCACGAAACGGATTCTTCGGCGTGAAGAACTCGCATTTCGCGATCTGCACCGACGAAGACGCGCTTACCTACGAAGACCCCGTGCACGTCGCGGGCACCGTCGCTATCAGCATGGAGCCTACAGTTGAGACGGCTTCTAGCTACGCCGACAACGAGGTTTGGCTTGACAAGCAGCAGGACAACGGCGGAAGCGGCACCATGAGCTTCTACGACACCGAGGGGACGGCCGAGCTTCGCCAGCTCATCGCAGACCTCGTGGGCTACGAGATCGCGCAGGACGGGCGAACCATCCTGAGCGCAGACCGAACGCCTAAAAAGTTCGCCTTCATGTGCGAGCAGCCGGGGCACGTGCTCGGTCGCCGCCGCTGCCTTCTCATGTGCCAGCTCTCGAAGCCGACGCAGGAGCTTAACACCATTCAGGATACGCCGGAGATTACGCAGCTCGATTACCCGTTCACGTGGCGACCCGTCACCATTCCGAGCACCGACATTCGCACGAGCGGCTATGACAGCTTCACCGGCCTTGCCGATTACGACACCTTCTTTGATGCGGTCGATATCGAGCTTGCGCACAAGACCCCGGCCGCGTAGGAGGTTGCGAATGCTTATCAAGGTTGGCGAAAAGGAGTTCGAAGCGACCTTCAACGCATTCACTCCGATTGCCTTTTCCCGCTGCTTCAATGTCGTGAAGCCCAACGGCACCATGCGACCGAAGGACATTAACGAGGATACCGGCGCGATCTTGGAGAACTTGGACAAGTTCGGATTCCCACCGCTCGTGCCGCTTCTCGAAATCTTCTACGCGTGCATCAAGACGGCAAACCCTCAGTTCGATGAGAAGTTCGATGAGTGGGTTTCGTCCTTCCCCGCCGATGGCTACGACTTGGAGCGCAAGGACGGTTGGGCTACCGACGTGATGCGTATTGTGATGGACAACTTTTTTCCAAGCGCCGCGCAAGATGCAGTGGAAGCCGAGGAAGCCGAAAAGGCCAGCGCCGCCGCTTCCAAGTAACCTGCAAGACGCGTGCGACGCGCGATACATCTACAACTGCCAGCAATGCGGCCTGACGCTTTCAGACCTTCAGATGATGAGCTACCGGCAGGTGCAAGACCTGTTGGAGATCAACGCGTTCTACGCCGACGCTGCGGCGCACTACGACGAAGACGAGAAGGCGCGCAAGGCCGAAGCCGCGTTCTGGTCATGACGTGACATGAAGTGAGTTCTTGACGGCAGCGCACCCGCGAGGGCGCGTTGCTTCAAGCACTCATGGGACTTTGACAACCGAAGAGGGGTGATTACGTGGCGGTCACTTACAAGGGGCTTGTTATCAAGTTCGGCGGCGACACGACCGAGCTTCAAAGCGCCCTGAAGAAGGTTCAGCAGGCATCGCGCGACACCCAAAGCGACTTGCGCGATATCAACAAAGCGCTGAAGTTCGACCCCGGAAACACCGAGCTGTTAGAGCAGAAGGTAAAGGCGCTCAACTCTGCCTACGGCGAGACGAAGCAGAAGCTTGACGCTTACAAGCAAGCGCTCGCTCAGCTGGAGAGCAAGAAGCAGAGCGGCGCGCAACTCACCGCTCAGGAAGAACGGCAGTACGACAGCCTGAAGCGCGCAATCATGCAGTGCGAGCGCCAGCTTGACAGCTACGGCAGCGAGCTTGCGGACACGGCGCGCGAAGCGGACGCATCGCGCACAGCGCTTTACAAGGTTGGTCAGACCATCGAGGACAACGCCGACAAGCTTTCAAACGCCGGGTCTAAGGTTTCGAGCGCGGGAACGGCATTGTCTGGCGGCATCATCGGCGCGGCTGGCGCGCTTACCGGCCTTGCATCGAGCCAAGAGGAAGCGATACAGCAGAGCGGACAGCTCGAAACGGCATGGGTGAGCGCTGGCGGAACCGCTGAGCAAGCATCTTCGACCTATGCGAGCTTCTACCGCATCCTTGGCGATTCTTCGTCTGCCACGGAAGCGAGCCAGAACCTAGCGCGCCTGACAACCAACGAGCAGGAATTGCAGCAGTGGACGAACATTGCCGCTGGAGCTTACGCGACGTTCGGCGACGCGCTGCCGCTTCAGAACTTGGCGGAAGCGGCGCAGGAGACGGCGCACACCGGAACCGTCACGGGCGGTCTTGCCGACGCTCTCAACTGGTCTACGGCATCAGCCGAGCAGTGGAGCGCCGCGCTGTCCGGCCACTCTTCGGCTCAGGCCGCTTTCAATCAGGCGGTCGCCGAGGGTCAGACAAAAGAAGACGCTTTTAACGCTGCTCTTGCCGCGTGCGGAAGCGAGCAGGAGCGGTCGCAGCTCATCACCGAGACGCTTACCGGGCTTTACGCGGATGCGGGACGGCAGTACCAAGAGACGAACAAAGACCTTCTCGCTTCGCGCGACGCGCAGAACGAGATGAACCAGAGCATGCAGGAACTCGGCGAAGCGGCAATGCCAGTCAAGACCGCCGTAACCGAGATCGGGACGAGCCTTCTTAACACGCTCGCGCCCGCGCTCGAAGCCGTAACGGGCTGGTACAAGAGCCTAACGCCAGAGCAGCAGACGCTTGTTAACAACCTCGCGCTCGGCGCGGTCGCCTTCGGCGGCGTGACAACCGCCATTGGTAAGACGATGGAAGCCGCAGAGGGCGTGGGAAGCGCCTTCAAGACCGCTGGCGAGCTTTGGGGCGGCGCTAAGAAGCTCATGGGAGACACGGGCTTTCTAAGCAAGATCGGAACCGGCTTCTCAAACGTCGTCACCAAGGCGGGCGTTCTGGGAAGCATGCTCACCGGCACGCTTTCTAGCGGTTGGACGGGCTTTACCGGTCTTATCGCCGCGCATCCTATCGGCCTTGGCGTTGCCGCCGTGTCAGCCGCCGTCGCTGGCCTTACGTGGTTCTTCACGCAGACCGAGACTGGCAAGCAGATGTGGTCTGACTTCACCGGCTGGATTTCGGAGAAGTGGCAAGCCGTGCAGGATTTCTTCGCTGGCGTGCCTGAGTTCTGGGGCGGAATCTGGGAGCAGGTCAGCACCGGCGTTTCGGATTTCTGCACCGGCGTTGGCGAGAAGTGGGAGCAGTTGAAGCAAGGCGCTTCCGACACTTGGGAGAACATCAAAACCGGCGCTTCGAACGCTTGGAACGATCTTAAAACCAACGTCGGGAACCTCGCACAGGGCGCGGTCGATACCGTGTCTAGCTGGTGGAACAATCTAACCGGCAACACCGATTCGGCCTTCGGGCAAATCGCTTCCACGGTTCAGAACGACATGAACACCGCGAAGACCGTTGGCAGCTCGGCGGCTGGCGCTCTGCAAGCCGCAATGAACGGCGACTGGGAGACTGCGAAGAGCCAAGCGGCAAACGCCTTCAACGCGATTAAAGACAACATCGGCTCGAAACTTGACGCTGCCGAGAGCACGGCGGTTAGCATCGCAGACCGAATCGGCGACAAGCTGGGATTCCCCGGCCTTGGCTCGAAGGTGCAAGGCGTGTTCAACAGCATTCGGGGCTTCATAGAGAACCCTATCGAAAGCGCATGGAACGCGATTTCGAGCATTCCGCAGAAGATCATGAACGCCTTCGGCGGAATCAAGATAAGCATTCCGAAGCCAAAGCTTCCGCACTTCAACGTGAGCTGGAACGAGTTCGGCCCGATTTCACTACCGAGCGTGAGCATCAGTTGGTACGCGCGCGGCGGCTACTTCGATGAGCCTTCAATCGTCGGCGTTGGCGAAGCGGGCGGCGAGTTCATCGCGCCTGAGAAGCAGTTGCAAGGCTTCATCGAAACATCGGTAAACCGCGCCTTCTCGCGATTTGCCGACGCTCCGAGCCAGCCCGTTAACGTCGCCGTGACGGTTTACGCCACGGTCGCCGACGGCGTGGACGCATACGAGACAGGCCAGCAGATCGGCGCTGGCATCGCAAGCAAGCTGAAGCAAAGGGGGGTGCCAGTTGCAACTTAGACGGACTAGGAACCAGCACGACCGAATCATCTTCAACGGCACCGACCTATCGAAGCTGGTTTACTGCAAGGTGCGCCGCCCCATCATGGCGACCGTCAACGCGATGTTCGAGAGCGTGCCGGGGCGGCATGGCGAGGTCTTCAAGAGTGCCTACCGTGGCGGCTACGACCTTCCCGTTGAGATTTGGCTTAGGACTGAAGACCGCCGCGAGGTCGCGGAGATGCGGCACAAGCTCGCGGCGGCTCTCTGGACTGACGAACCCGCGCCGCTCTACCTTCCCGATGACCCGACGCGCTACCTGCTCGCAATCGTGAGCGGCAGCACCGACCTAGACGAGATCACGGACGATTGCCCGACAACCACCGTGACTTTCCATATCGGCGACCCCGACTATTACGGACAGAAGCGCCGCATGGAGGTTTCGGCTGGCAACGTCTACGTCAACGCTGGCGGCAACCGCCCCGCTCACCTGCAAGTTACGGCGAAGCCCTCCGCTGGCAGCACGTGGAGGATTACGAACGTCGATACCGGCGAGTTCGTGGCTGTCAACACGCCGATCACGTCTTCGAGCACCATACGTCTTGACATGGCGACCGAGCACGCGACGGTCAACAACCAGACCGCGCCGGTAACGATTGATTCGGATTACTTCGAAATCAACGGGCGGTGCCACCTGAACATCACCAGCGGCACGGCGGTACTAGAGTG